TATTATATTTGAAATGCAATACTATTATATAAAAAAATAAAATATATTTTGGCAATAAAAAAAGGCCTACCCCGTAAGGGATAGACCAGTGTTGAATCGACTGTATTAAATTAATAGGCCAATGTTTGACCAGGGTAAATCACATTGACATTTGTGATGCCGCTGCGGCTCGCAAGGGCTGCGGTCGTGGTACCAAGCTGATAGGCAATGCCGCTAAGTGTATCACCACCACGCACGGTATAAGTCCGACTAGTCGTAGTTGCGCCACCGGTAAACTTGAGCTGCTGACCAACGTAAATCAGATTATAATTCGTGATCCCGTTATAAGCGGCTAATACAGCCGTATTTAAGCCGTGGGCCGCCGCAATGGCTGATAGAGTGTCGCCTGAACGCACAGTGTAATAGTTGCTGTTACTTGCCGTTGACGCGCTACCTTTGACGGTTAATCGTTGACCAACGCTAATCAGATTAGTATTGCTGATATTATTTAGGCTGGCTAACGCTGATACGGTCGTGCCGTATGTTGCTGCGATACTGCTGAGCGTGTCACCAGATTGCACCACGTAACTAGATCCAGTGTTGGTTGATGTGCCAGTTACCGATAAAATCTCGACGTTGCTCCGGTTAATCCAGCTGTTGATGCCGGATAATAACAGCTTAGTGCCGCTAATCTCTGACACTTTGTAGTTTTGACCCTTGACCCAGCTAGGGATAGACTCGCCGGTAGACCATTTACTAGCGCTAAAGTTAACCTTGACCGTGTCACCAACCTTGATATCCGACTTTGCCGTGTTGTTAGCCGCTTGCCCAGCGGCAATTGCTGGTGTTGTCGTAACCGGCTTAACCGCAGTGCCACCAGTTGAGCTAGTCGTAGTGCCTTTATAGCCGTTATCTGTAATCCCAGTTAAATCGACATCACCATCTAGGCCACCAGCGTTATAAGTACTAGTAAATTGGAAAATACCAATGTTATCAGCACTTGGGAAGTAACCATAATTAGGCGACTTAGTCACGTTATAATCAGGATATTCTGCCAACCATAATGCGTACTTGCTTGCTAAATAAGTCAGATTAATATTGTTTTGCAGGAAGTTTTTATAGCCATATAATACCGGTGTAAAGCCAGCTTGCTTAATCCGATTAAGTGCGTTATCAAGCACAGCCGTGTTCTGGTAGCCTGATTCAACGTCTAGGGCGACAATTGACCCTTTAGGTGTTTGTACCTTTGGCAAGAAATAATTCAGCACTGTATTAGCTGTGCCGTTATCTGTGATCCCTTGCCACCAAATATACGTGTGCGCTCGCTTACCTTGGGCAATCGAATATTGGACTTGCGTATTATAAGTCGATTGATCATATAACCCGCCGGCGTAACCGCCAATCTGGCTAATACTAAACTTGTCCTGTGGCGATCCAAAGACACCGTTATTGCCCTGATATTTAGACCAATCTACCCCTTGTTGTCCCTTAGCAGCTTGTGCTGGAGCATTGGATAAAACCATCGGAGCAATTAAAAAAGCAGCCGCTAATGCGACTGCCCCTGTTTTAATTTTGTGTTGCATTACTGGTTGCCTCCTTGACGGGCGGGATGTCTACTGTTGCTTCCGGAGCTGGAGCCGTAGAAGCTGCTGAACTAGCCGCACTTGAAGCGGTAGCCTTGCCAGATTGTAAAATATTGACCAAGTTTTTAAGTTGATCAACCTCTTTTTTCAAATTATCATTTTTATCAGCCACAGCCTGTTTGGCGTCGCTGTTGGTTTTTACAGTTGTAGCAATCCCACTAACCCCGTCAAATAGGCCACTGGTTGCACCACCAGTTAACGCTCCGGCTAAAGCAGCACTAGCGTAATTAGTGTCGCGTGTAACAACCACCGCAACTAGGCCGCCTAAGGCACCAATAATAATACTGGCCCAAGGCAACACCCAGCTAGGCAAATTGGTGATTTTCTTGAGTGCTTGTGTGGCCAGCCCTGATACAGCGGCAATCACTGCCAACTCAGCGGCGGTTGCTAAATTTAAATTAGTAATAATATCCATAATTTTTATCCTCCAATTAATCCATTTGCTTTCAGCTTTTTGTTTTCGGCGCCCAAACGAGCATTTTCGGCCTTGTAGTATTCGTTACTCTTTTTGAGATGGTTGTTTTCTTTTGTCAATAAGGCTAGTTTCTGATTCAATTCGCACTCCATTTGGTCCTTTTGTTTTTGCAATTTATTAAATGACCCCTGTAAGTCTTTATACTGATCTCGTACCGTCCTAATCACGAATTGCTGCATCTCATCTTGCTCGCGTTTGACGTCAGAGCGATCTTTCCGGTGGGCGTGACTAATTGCCCCAACAGCACTTAGCAACCCGGCCATGGCACCTAGTAAAGCGATAAAGTTTTTTGTTACCAAATCAGTCATGTCGTCGATCACCTCGCATCGCCGTACCAATAAGCAAGACAAACACCAGGCTCATTGACACCCAAGTTAAATTAAATCGTTGATCAAGCAACCCCCGCCATGCGAAAGCAAATGCCATCGCACCGTAAAGTGGTGCCGCGATCACAACCCCAATATCACGCCATTTACGTTGGCCTAGGAAAACTCCCAGCAATAGAAAAAAGCCTGCCAAAACTAGCAAACTTGCGAACCACCAGTCGTCAACGAAATCAGCGCCAAGACGTTCGAAATGCGTTAGTGGCGGTGGTGTGATCTGCGGATTGTCTAAATAATTCAAATGGAAAAATACATAAATACCATCAATTAGCGTAAATACGCCGTAGGCCAGATGAAAATACTCCTTACTGAGTCGCTTTTTTAATAGTTGCATTCACCCGCCTTCTTCCTTTTATGCAAAATAAAAACGCCTAAGCTGTAGGCGTTACGTTAGCTGTGCCACTAGTGGCAGCAGTAGAATCAGATGCTACGGTCGAAGTGCCAACTGGTGCCTGATATTCCTCGCCAACGATTGTCTTATATTGGTCAGCCGTAATCGCTGATTTAGCGACTTGTGCCGCGACGTCTTCCTTTGTCATGGTGTTCCAAAGCTGATACGCAAATTTAAATGTAATAAACATTATGCATTACCTCCATTTTTTGTTGTTCCTGTTGCCAACGCCGTTACTGACTGTGCTAGCTAATGTAAATAAATTTGAGTATTATTATCATTGTCTGCAATCTGCTGTGCCAACGCCGTTAACGCCTGTTGTTCCGCTGTTGGCACAATTACCGCATCTGGATTTGCAGCCAAATATTTTTCTTCGTTTTCTTTAATGACATCGTCTGTTGCTCCAAGCCAGGCACCATCAGATCTAAGCGTCAATGGCGTTTTTAAATTGCCAGTTGGTGCTACGTCTGTTTCACCAATCTGCAATACGTATTCATCTGCTTCATCAGTGATGTAAAATCCAGTAACTGTGTTACCTGGGTCTGTATGATAAACGCGTTTTGTCAATTAAAATCCCCCCTTATTTATTGTCAAATGTAATCGCATAGTTACCGCAAGCCCAACTTGCTACACTAAGTGTTCTATGAGTTTTAAGCGTATCGTTTTTATTATCGATGTCAGCAAGTACGTCATTAGCTAAGAAACCAGTGCCGTCCAGTTTTTCAAATGTTCCCTTTGGAAATTGAGCAAATGCAGTCCCAGCGGCTGATTCATTAACAACGCAATTCATGGCGAATACCCCTAGTTTGATAGACCCGAAATCAAGCACGTGCAGACAGCAGTATAACGATTTATCGGATGTGTTTAGTAGTGTTGCATAAATTTTTTTGTCGGTAGCAATCACACTATATTTAGATCCTAGGCCGTTTAATACGGTATTGATGTCATCAAATTTCTTGTTCAATTCATCTTTTGTCGGCAAATCGGCCTGCTCGATGACTGCTTGCAATGCCTTACTAGCTTCCACTGCCGTCTCGATTGTAGCGGCCCCGGTTTTAATGGATGTTTCCAGACCCTGAACGTCGGAACTTTTTTTAAAATCGGACCAAAGCTTTTCTAGTCTGTCCTGATAGATTGTTGTATTAAAAGCGGCCAAATAATGATTTTCATAAACCATAATTTGCATATCCATGCTATTAATTTGAGTTTCCCCATCATCAATTTGGACCTGAAAATTAAAACGGCCAACTTTTGAAAAGCAATTTGCTGGAAAAACTAAATCAACCTGACCAGTTGCGACATCTTTAATTCGTGAAGTCCCTTGGACTTCAAGGTTTGTGCCATCTTCAAAACTGCCAAGAATGTTGACTGAATAACCAAACAAGTTATATGGCGACATATCTGTTTCGAGAAGTTGAATCGGCAACGTTGACTGATTATCACCAATTTTGCTGGAAAAAACATTATCCAGTTGGATGATTTTTGGGCTACCTTTACCCATGGATAATTTAATCGGAAGCTGAACATCCGATTCTGTTTCTAAACTTTGAGTAACCATTTTCTACCTCCTAAATAAATAGCCTCTTGCTTTAAGGCAACAGACCATTTTCTTTTAATATTTTTTGTAAAATTACAATTCTATCTGTCAGGCGGCGATTGTTTCCTTTGAGTACCTCAATATAATCATGGCTAAACTGTAAGCCCTCTGGGACGTTCAGTTTGACACGCTGTGGCCGGATATAGGTTTTCTTGCCGTGCACGCCGCCAGCATTTAGATAATCCACAACACCATTAAACTGAAACTCAAGCTCTTGTATCAGCACACCTATTTGATAGTAAGCCTGCCGGTTATAATTGCCTGTGGAAATAGGTGTTAGGTCTGGTACTCGGTAAGGCTTAACCCAATCATGTAGGCGATTGACTATATCAATCAAGGCGCCATGCGTTAAAGATGCACACTCATTTAGATCATGAATGACTTGTTGGATGTTGTCGTAATTATCATAAAATTGCCAGGTGCCATTTAGCTTGATGACTTGTGGTGTGGCCGTTAAATTAAGCGTAACCCCGTTATAACTATCGCTATGTGCGGTTGCAGTCGTCCAGTACACGATATATTTGCCCGATAACCCTTGGTAAAACAAGGTATAAGAGCTGTCATCTTTGGTGTCAAAATGTGCTAGAGTCGTACCTTTAAGCGTGCTTAACAGCGACGCTAGCATTTTAGCAGACGCCCGCTCTGCTAAGTCGTTGTCTGGCCCATCAACTAGTGCCCAACCTTCATAGTTTTTCGCAGCGGCAAAATTAAAAATAATGTCAATTGGCACATTTAGCATGTCCAGCACAAGGATAGACCTGGCAATTAAGTTAGCTTGCCCACTTGTGCCGGAAATATCTGTCTTAAAACCCTGTTCAGTTACAATTTGTGGTAAATAGTTATGGTATTTTTCCATCAAACCTTGCATTTGCAAAAGCTGTGAATGCGGATCACTCACATTCTTTAACCAAACTTCCGGCATCAAATATTCGGCATATGGATGCTGCGAATTAAGGTCGCCCGTTTCAAACGCGCCTAGACTACCGGCATAGTCCATCATGGTGCCCCATGCATTATAGTGATCATGCGTGTTTTTAAAACCAGTCGCAGTGGCACCGTTGACAAACTGGCCAGTAGGATCATGTTTCTTAACCATTTTCCCAATGAAGCGATTCAAGTTTACCCAATCGCTAATGGTCTGCTTATCAAGTGTTACCGTAGCTCCCGATTCTTTATAGCTATTTTTACCAAACCAAAAATTCTGATACCCGGCTTCATTGCACGCTTCCCAGATAATGCCGCGGCGTGCGAAGTGCTTAATGCAAGCTAATGCGATTTCGTAGTCATCGGCTAAAGCATCAGTGTAAGAAAGCTCACCACGCCACGTTGGAGATCCGGCCTGAAAGTATACTAGTGGCTGTAACCCGTACTTTTCACAACCGATCAAGTAGCCTTCAATGCCACTAAAATCGTACTCGTTTGGCCCGGTCTGGACAGATTTAAGCATAATACCTGTTCTAACGTATTTCAGACCAATATCTTGCATCAATTTATAGCCAACATAATCATGACATAAATTATATTGATACCAATCGTTATCCCAGGCATGTGCGCCAACTGTTTCGCTTAATGGCCGATGTAATACTGTCTGATTTAAGATTCTAAGCACCCCCAACTGCGATAGCTGTTAAAGTCTGCTCGATCGAAGTTACATGCTGCTTTAAATTGGCATTTTCCGCTGATAAATCAGCGTTCTGTTTAGCCAAGGCGGTAATGGTTTGCTGTTCTGGTGTCGGCGGCACAGTTACATAATCGTCTGACGAAATGTAATCGTCAGTAACTTGTTTGGCCATATCAGCAGTCGCCGATTGCCATGTGCCATCTTCTAAGATAGTTAGTGGCGTTTTGGCATCAATAGGTGGACTTGAAAAAGTTTCTCCGGCCTGTAATTCATAATTTTCATCAACCTCAAAAACGCCAAAGCCACTGGCCTTGTTGATAGTATCGTTTCGATATATTGTTTTCATTTCTGACCTCCTAACTAAAGCAAGTACTATATGTTCCGTAAATCCATGCACCGTCAGCAGTCTCTGAATGCACCTTTAACGTGGATCCTGAAGTATCAACGCTGACCAAAGTGCCATTTGCGTTAAACCCGGTGCCATCAAATTTAGCCATCGAACCAGACGGAAATTGGACAAACACTGTTCCAGCCGCAATCTTGTTAGTTGTAAAATTCATTCGAAACATCGCTAATTTGATGGTGGTTAGATCAATTACATATAAATTGCAATACCGGGCAGTGCTTTTACAATTGACCAAAGTCCCTGCGTATTTAGTTACCTTTGCCCCAGGTCCTGGCGCCCCAGTAGCTCCCTTTTCGCCGTCTTTGCCATCAACACCAGGCGCTCCATCCTTTCCGGCCACACCTGGTGTACCGTCGGCCCCAGGCTTGCCATCGCTGCCCGCCTTAGCTAGTAGTAGCCAATAGGTTGCATTAGTGACTGGCTGCCCCGTGTTGTTGACAAGGCACATATACGAGCTACCACCGTTAGTAACAATGTCTAGCCGTGTGTAGGCCACGGTCGCATCATATGCCCCCTTTGGTACCAACATCACACGTCCTAAATCAATACTCATTAACTTTCACTTCCTAAATCTGCATATAAGTCTGGCTCTTTGATTGTCAGCTTGATGTTGCTTAGCACACGGTTGGCAACGGCACCCACAAGCGTGCTCTCATCAATCGTTGTGTCATCACTGATCAAATTGCCGGTATTAGTGTCAATGTGTAGATTAAGCGCGTCCTTGACTAGTGACATGATACTATCCACTGCCAAGCTGTAATCCGCGTCCGTGCCACTACTACCAGGGGCGCCATCCGCACCCTTAAGACTTGCCAACCATTCTGCCTCGGTACCTGTGTAGCCATGGGCTATAGCAATCTCATAGGCTGACTTGCCATCTTGACCGTTTGCCCCAGGCTTGCCATCGGCCCCATTTGTGCCATCTTTACCCGTCTGACCAACATTGCCGGCAGGCCCTTTAAGGCTTGCTAGCCATTCGGCTTCTGTGCCGCTAAATCCATCAACAACAGCCAACTCATAAGCAGACTTGCCGTCCGCACCCGGATGGCCGGATACTGTGCCAATTAAATCTTTGACCGTGTTATAGATTAGTGTGCCGTTAGCAGTCGCCCAGTCCGATAGATGACTGTCTAGACCCGTAACCGCTTCCGGTGCTACTTCTGGATAAAATTGTTGCTGATTTGGGTAAAGCAGCGGAATAATATCAATTGCCACCGACCTCACCCACTTTCTCGCCAAGCAAAATATTCGGTGCAAATACGCTTGTCTTATTTTTAACGTTACTAACTGCCTGATTAATTTTCGTTGTCATACTACGCTGATAGTCCAAAATTGTTTGCTCTGTATTATTCAAAATAATGTCAGTCCCTTGACTTGGATCGAACGGATACCATGTATAGCTCATAACCTGAACATTTGTGACAAATGACTTAGGCCGTATTTCAAGCCGTCTCACTTCACCAGCAATTGGTTTAACGTTTGTGCTAGCAATTACTTCAATTGTTAGCGCAGGGTTGGGCTGCAATTGTGATTTAGCATATGTTTCCATTGATGTTGCACTCGTAAAACGATCGTCTGAAATATCGTCACCAATGTGCAGCCCCCATTTTTTAATTGAATCGTTATCAGACACCGTGATTGGATTAAAATAATAGCTAGCCGCACCATTATCAGTTCCGGTGTCCTTTTCTTTGCCATACGCCTTAACTTGATTAACCAAGGCCTGACTATCATTCGTAATCTTCACTTCGTTAGAATTATTTGGATAATCCAAACGCCCGCCTAAGCTTTGCTTAAACGCTTCGCCTGAATACACTTTAATAATTTTATTATCTGGAAAAATCACCGCATCCGGCCACGTCTCTAGAATTTTACTCAAGCAGTCCTTGCCACTGCTGTTGCCTAAATCAGTGATCACTTGTTTGTCAAAAGTACCGTAAACCCGATAAGTAAAACCATACGTATTACCCTTAAAATAAAAATCAAGCACATCTGTAACACTATAAGTTTTGTCGCCAGTATTGACGTTCCGTTGCCGAATTCGGCTCACTTCGTTATAAACATGCATACACGTGATCTGTTTGGTCTCAATTCCGCCAACAATATCAGGCTCATTGGTTTTAACGATATATTCTTGACCGTCAAAAAAGACGCTGGCTTCAACGTCTAGCATCTCATAAGCCTCGCTGCGATCATCCCAAGCCGTAAACTGTACTTGATAAGTGCTGTTTTGTTCCCACTGGACCTGAAAACTATTGAATAGAATGCAATTCAATGGCTCTTTATCGGCGCTATTCAGACCCTTTACAAGGACTTTATCCAATGTAAATAAATGGGAAACTAAATGTGATATCAACTTCGGTTGCGCCGGTAACCGAAATTGAGTTCCAACCTGTATTTAGCGCAATGTTGCCATAATCGGTATTTACACTAGCTGCCGCGCCGTTGAGCGTTGTATTAATCCCGTCTAGGATAATAACATCGCTCTTAGCCGCAGCATTTTTATAAGACCAACTTGTGCCGTTAGTCGTATTAGTCAGTGTCAATGAACTGCCGGAGAACTTGATTGTGATCCGTAAATCATGTCGCTGTTCATAAGGCTGTATGGCAATATCGCTTGGATTAAACACCTGAAAACTTGTGCCTGTGAAATGATAACTTAAATCCTTATTGGTCGGTAAATACATTCCCATTTGCACCGCCTCATTATCAGTACTAATTTCATCGCTTCGAGCTAATGAATATTTATAACCACTGGGGTTATCAAACGGAATTGTAAACTTGCTATCATTAGCAAAGTCTTCCGTTGGAGTGATAGCAAATGGCGTCGCCACCACATATTTAACTAGTGCTGGTTCGGCATCTGTCCTAATTCGTAATGATCGGCGATTACTGAATAGCCGATAAACTTCATGCTTTGCCAACATGAAATCGTAATACGATTTATAGCGCAGATAAAAATTAGCGTTAACTGTACTCTTATCAAAATTCGAGGCAATTAACGTTTGACCGTCAACGCCAGTGTTTTGCCGATAAGTATTAAGCACATTAGGAGACGTTGAATCCCCTAAAAACTGTAAACCGTTAATCACATTAGAAACTTCAACTTCCGGATCATTACCTAACTTTACATATAATTTTGGTTTACCTAGCAAATTTCAACACCTCCTAAAGCGATTGTAAATTCCTAGCAGCTTGATCACGCGCTTGTTGCTTATAAAGCTGTGTTTTATCAAAAGACGACTGTTGAATTGCTTTGACTTGAGCAACATTAATTCCCAATAATTGTGATAATGAATTGTTAAGTGTTGTTAATCCATTAAGGACGGCCTCTAGCTGTTTATTACTATTATTAGTCATCGAATTAGTGGTACTGGTTCCATCTTGCGTTTTGAAGTAATCAAGCGATTGCTGCATAACTTGATAGGCTCTGGAACGTTTTGACATATCAAATGGTATAACAGCTTCTGGTATGTTGCCCTCGGCCATTTCAACCATTTGGTGTTGTCCAACAATTCCACCATTTGCCATCCGCTTATGACCAGTTGGACCCCAGCCTCCAGATACGCTTATATCTGCCAGCCAGTTAGAATCATTAAACATCGCTAAGAGCTGAGTATAACCGCTTTTTAAAACTGCTTTAACACCTTTTGGAACCCAGCTACTTAAAGTTGGCTGAATATACTGTAATAATCCTTTAGATGGTGTGCCGGCCTTTGCATTTGAGTCCCAATTATTAGACGCGGTTGCGTTACCATTAGACTCTTGCGTAATTCTTCGTAAAATTGCATTCAATCCCGCCGCTGTTAGCTTAACGTTCATTTTTGCAGCAGCCTTTTTAATTGTCGCAGTCCAACGTTTTGCACCTGATCCGCTCGGATTGTTAGCCGATCCAAAATCTCCAGCAGATTTTACTAGCTTGGAAATAGCGTCCGCAATTCCGGTTAATGATTTATCAACCATTCCTTTGGACGCACCTCGCTGCATACTGCCAACGCCAGAAACACTGTTAATATTAAACGTTTTGGCTGCTAAATCTTTCAATGTTTTTAGCGGATTAGTTATTTTACTTAAAGCGTCACTAGCGGCATCTGATACGTCACCAAAAACATCAGAAGCACCGCTTTTAACTTTTTTGAGGAATGAAGCAATATCGGTTGACCCTTTAGCGTATCCTGGCAAAGCCTTACCGTAATTCCCAGCCATTACTTTTCGTGTGTCTTGGGCATTAAGAATCTGATCACCCGGTTGCACATTTATAAACTCTGGGCCTTGTGCACCGATTAAATCAACTTTTCCTGAATACGGCCGGTATTTAAGTTCTGCACCGGCTTCACCAACTAGAGCCTTAGAGGCTTTTGTGATTCCACCACCTGTGGCATAAGCACCACTGGTTGCTCGCGTATAGGCAAAACTAGAAGCACCAGCATCAACTGACTTAACGCCAAACGGCTTAGTCAATTTATTAAAGAAACTTGCAACGGCTTTCCAAATTGAATGAGTACCTTCGCCCTGCTTCTTATTTGCTTCCATTGAGCTGTTGGCCTGATTTGTGGCGTGATCAATAACGCCCTTAGACTGGCTAGATGCTGCACTTTTTACTTGATCGCGCTGATCTTTAGCATCATTTATTACTTTGTCATGCTGAGTTTTGGCCTTATCTGTTGTACTGCTAGCCTGTTTATCCGCATGATTAATTACTTTATTTTTTTGATCTAAGGCAGCGGAAACGGCGGCATCACGCTGTTGTTCGGCCTTCTTTTTAACATTAGCACGCTGAGTTTCGGCCCATTTACTATTGCCCTTATATTGGCTATTTGCAGCTGAAACTGTAACTCTATACTGTTTCTTTGCTGCACTAATTGATTCATTAGCTTGGTTATCCGCGGCCTTGCGCACAGAATTTGCAGTTTTAATTGCAACGGCTGTTTTTTGCTTATATTCTTGGTTAGCGTATTTAACAGTGTTTGTGTACTGCTTCTGGGCCGAATTAAGAGCATTTTGTAATTGTTTATTACTTAATTTTCCTTTATCAGCAGTCAGCTTTTTCATGATACTTGTTTCTTTATTCGAAGCCAATTGAATTTTACCATTTAAAGTGGTGTGCAATTTTGCTTCTTTTACTGTTTCTTGAGAAGCAAATTTAAGCTTCTGATTATCAAGTGCCTTAGACTTTTTGTTTTCGTCTTGTTTAATAACGGCGGTCTGTTTCGATTGATCTTTTTGCACCTGTTTAGAATTTTGACCGTATTTTTTAACGTCTCTAAGTGTTTGAGCATTAGTCTTTGATTTATCAGAGGCTATTTTTTTATTCCATTTTGTTTCTAACTGAGATCGAGCTTGAGAATAATATTTAGTAACGGCATTTCGATCCGACTGTGACATTTTTTCAAATTTAGAAGACTGACTGCCTTCTTGTTTGGCCGCTGCTAATCGTTTCTTATATTCCGCCTTTGTTAAATCACCATTTTTATAGAGTAATTTAAGATCGGCCTCATCCTGTTTCTGCTTATTTGAGTAGTACTTTTTTGCTTCTGAATTAAGCTTGTCATAGGCCGACTTCATACTGATTTTTGGTGCTTTAATTTTAGTCTTGCCCATAGCACCGGATAATGATTTAGAGAACTTTTTGGCAATTGACTGCGCAGTTTTAGTTCCGCCTAATTGTTCACCAATTCCTGCGCCAATCATGACACCAGTCGGGCCACCAATGGCACCAATAGCACCGCCAATGACAGCACCTGCTGTTTTACCGGTTGCCTTATATTTATCTTTGGCCTTACCTGAACCAACAGCCTTAGCAATTGATGAACCTGCATCCCAAGCAGTAATCGCTAAGCCAGCACCATTTATTAGTCTTGAACCTAAGCCTGCACCTAATAAATTCCATTTACTGCCACTTTTAGCAACTGCTTTTTCAGCATCACCAGTTAATGCACTTGGAGTAGCACTAGTAGCAGTTTTGCTAACTTCACCACCGCCAGTCGTGCCAATAGAATCGGCACCCTCTTTGGCCTTAGCGTTGGCTTCATAGGCGGCCGTCTGAGTTTCAACTAGCTTAGTTTCTGCCGCAATTTTTTTACTTTCGGCAGACTGAATTACGCCTAATGATTCTAGGCTTCTTACAAATTTTGCTACTTTATTAACAGCCCAAATTGCAGCCATTGCTTTACCGATATTTTCTACGGCCTTATAATGTTCAACCGCAAATACACCGACCTTTTCAATTCCACCAGCAACTTTGCCAGTTTCGGTGGCAGCTTTTTCCACATCATTTCTAAAATTCTTTTCGGAAAATAGTTTTGATAATCTGTTAGCAGCATCCGTCATATACGGTAAAAGTTTTGAGCCAAACATAATAGTTAAATCCGACCACGCTTGTTTAAAACGTTGTTCTGACATCTGCGCAGTGTCACTATTTTTTTCGGCTAATTTAGCAACATATGTTCCCTTATCGCCTGCATCTTTTACTTTGTCAGTTAGGTCTCCTAATTTCTTAGCATTATTCGCTAAAATTAGGCCTGCCGTCTGTCCAGTAGTACCAAATAAGCTATGCATTAAATCTAGCTTTTTGGTTTTACTCATACCATCCATACTGCTACTAATTGTTTTAAAAATAGTTGGTAGGCTCTTTAGCTTGCCTGACTTTGTTTTAAAATCATCAACAGTCAATCCCATTTTTTTCAAGGCGGCTGTACCGGTTGCCGTTGGGCTAACTAAACTATTCAAAACTTTTCGCAGGCCCGTGCCGCCCTTTTCGGCTTCAACATTGTTATTACTCAAAATGCCCAATGATGCTGATGTTTCGCTTAGGCCTACACCAGCAACATGTGCTGTTGAGCCAACATAAGTCATGCCTTCACCCATACCTTTAAAACTTGCAGATGTTGCATCTGCAGTATAGGCTAATTCATTAACAGTTTTACTGGTGTTTTTAGTCATTGTGGCCGCATCTTTAGACCGCATACCAAATGCTTCTATCGTTGACGCGGCAACCCCAACAACATCACTAAAATCATCGCCAGACGCAACAGATGCCTGCAGCTCTGATTTCATAGCGCTAAGCGCTTCTTTCGATGTATAGCCACGCTTTACAAGCACTAAATATTGATCAGCGATATCCTTTTGAGACTTGCCATACTTGATTGAATACTTTTCACCGTCAGCCTGCATTTGCGAAACATTTTTAGTAGCTTCAGCTGCTTTTTCACCGCCTACAACCGCATTATTGGCTACTTGCTTATAAACGTTTTGCAGTGTGGATGCCTTTTTGGCACCTGAAATTGCAGCGGCACCAACTAGGGCAATACCACCAGATGCAACCACTGCCGCGCCTTTAATACTGCTAAGACCAGATTTAATCTTGGTACTGGCCAGCGAAACGTTATCACGGGCCCTAGCCCCGGCCGTAGACATGCTGCCAACTGAACTGTTAACCTTTTTAATTTCGGCTTCATTAACTTTATATTTCGAAGTTAATTCGGAAATTCGAACGCCTTGTTTTTGCGCATCACTTGAGGCAGAACCGTATTTACTAGATAGTTCTGTCATTTGCCGCTTTTCGGCTTCAAGCTGTGTCTTCATACGCTCATGAACATTAACTAGGCCGGATAATTTAGTCTTTTGGGCTTCAAAAGTTCGTCCTTGAGCTTCTAAAGCAGTAACGTCACTTTTAGTTATTCGAGTTTGCTGCTCGATAGCATCCTTAAGTCTGAGCACGCCGGAACGCTGTAAATCTTCTGACCTAGTTGCCCGTTCTTGTTGGCCTTGTAAGTTTGAAATAGATCGTTTGGCTGATTCAATCTGGTTCTCATATTTAATATATGATTGCCGACCTTTTTCAGTCGATTGATCAAGGCCTTCTTGCTTTTCTTTCAACTTTTGAATAACTAATTGCTGAGCATCAATTGCTCTGCCAGCGTCCGTAACCTTTTGACCGTAAGCCGCCATGACACCTTCACCAGACTTAATCTCAGTAAAGTTGGACTGCATCGCAGACTTTAAAAGCTTGGCTTCGTCACGAAGTGTTCTTAACGATCGAGTCATGCCACCGTCGTCCATATTAACGGCAAATTGGTAACCCTGTATTTTTTCCACTGTGATTTACCTCCCTTAAATAGCCCCGATTCGTCTAGCAAGCTCGAATGGGTCTTGAATGCGATCTTTGCGTGACTTAGCGCTCAAAGCGTCCTGCATGTCACTATAGCTACTGTCATAAAACTGTTGCGGCAGAATTCCTTGTTCTAAAAATTGTTGCGCCATATAGTCAATATCCTGAATAAAATTTCCCAATTGCCAAGCTAATTTTCGTCTGGCGATTTTGGGTCTGTTTCTACCTCAGAATCGTCTTCATCTTCGTCACTGTCGTCATCTAAAGATGGCATTTGAATTCCCAAAAACTTGATCAAAAAATCATTAAAAATGTTGTATTGATCGCTAAAAGATTGGTCCTGTAAGCCAGCCTTTTCTTTTGCAGACAAATCAGCGATATCAGCAATTGTGTTAGCAATTTCCTCGGTTAACATTGGCGAGTTGCCAACCAATTGCTTAATACTGTCTTCATCCTCGGTGTCAAAGCGTTTAATCAGGCTCTGATAATGCTGAGCCGCTTTTTTTACATTTTTTGATGAATCAATAATTTTAAAATTCTTATTTTCAATGCCAATAACACTGCCATCGAATTCAACATATTTTGCCATTTAAAAATCATCCTTTCGTTTAGCCGCCCCGTTAAGTACTGTGAATTTATTTGGCGACTAAAATACCTAATTAAGCTTGACCACTTGCGGCCGAGCTAGCAGAACTTGCTGTTACTGGAGCGGTAGATGATGCCACAGCAGAACTTGCGCCACTTTGACTAGATGGCGCTACGCTTTTGGGCCAGTTGTGCCTGCATTTTTAGTAATATAGGTTTGACCAGGGAAAACTTCTTCGAACATTGCTTGTTTATCAAACAAAGGATCATCTTCGAAAAAAACCTTGTAAGGCTTGCCATTAAATGGCGCGTAATTAATAGACGTGAATGTTAAATTATCATCATCACGAGTTTCAGCTGTATCGGTATTAGTTCCGATATTTTGGCCGGCCTCATTGTAAATGCCACGACCAAAGGCATAGTAAATTGACCCATACGTAATTGGCGATTGTGATTCAATAATCAGGCCACATTCAACCGTCTGATCACTATCTGAATAACCGCCTTTGCCATCAGAAATTCGACCTAAGATCTTTTGTTTAACCGCGTAATTAATCAGGTTTGAATCAATCGCAACAGAGGGCGCAGAAGGCGGATTGGAAACATCAACGACTTCATTATTACCGGAAATCTTTGTTGGCGTACCAGCCAAACCAGTGATATTAGCGGTTTTAGTACCTAAATTTCCGTTCTTTTTATTTGTATCAATTAAATAGACGCCAGTAATATTTAAACCTTTTTCAGCGTCAATAATAGTTGATCCGTCGGCGTCTTTTACGCCGGTGTATAGCATTTTTAAACCAATATTTGCCATTTAAATTTCCTCCTTTGTGTAAATAAACTTCAGTGTATTTTCAATATTTTGTGTATCAGGTGTAAGAACATGGCCGGCATCACTGTTGCAATACAGATCATTTGCTAATAGCAGGTCTTTTACTGCTTGTTCGATTGCACTCATATCTTCCTGATAATCTTTCGGGTAATAAAATTCGATTTGGACTTGCTTTTTAACGCTGACTGGTCTGCTATTGCCGTAATCTTGGCTATAATCAGGCAACTCCGTAATCACTAAAATCGGGTCAGTATTCGTTAAATCATTTCCAACAAAAAAAGCGTGGATATGTTCCGCGCTTAAATTAGGTAATTGTGAAATTTTATTAACCAAAATACTTCTGACATAGGACGCTGGCGTCATTAACCACCACGCACCTTTCTGTCCATTTCTCGCTTAACAACCTCAGCAACAGCCACTTGGACTTTACCTTTGGCTTCACGCTGAGTTGCTTCCCAAAAATGTGATCCAGCTACTGGAGCGTATGTCTTGCCAGTTTTATCCTTAGGCGTCCAGCCGTCATTTTGAAAACGGCCAATATAACCTTTATTTTTTTCAGCAGTAAAGCCAACAACGACTGCTCCATTAGGCTTTTCATCTTTAACTAACGAATCACGCAAATGCCTTTTTTCGCCTTTTCGTAAATGGCTACTTTCAGGTATTTTAGGTTTCATCGTTTGAATAAATACTTCTGCGCCAGCGTTATTGGCAGCCAATTTTTCAGCAACACCAATACCTCTAGCCAGATTATCCAAAACCATATCAAATGATTCTTCGTTTCCAACACCATTAGCCATGATTAACACCCCATTTATGACATGTTATTAAATCGAATCCGTCTGGCGGTAGGCCATCATCAAAATTGATATTGTCAACTTGATAAATCTGCTTACCGTCCTTTCGTAAAAGCATTCCATCTTCAACCAGTTCATTGTGACGGATAAAAAATACAGCCACGTCTTTAGCTTCCAACCCAGCTAAACTAAGCGACTGCTCTAATGACAATGACCATTGCCCTGCCCACAGTGTAAATTGTGGGACAAAGCCTTTAATTGATTCACCAGTATTAGGATTAATTTTGTCAGTATCTGCTTCACTGCCAAAATCCAACCGTAAATACATTCGCGATGGATTAATTGCTTTCGCCATCGTCCGTCACCTCACTTTGCTCCGCATATAATCCTCTTAACTGGCCAATGATAGAATTGACCGTTAAATCAACGGGAATAGCAGCAATTGCTGATAATGATGTGCGATAAGTGTAATAAGTTGATGCCAACGCCAAAACTGCCGTGTTAAATAAATCAACAACATTAGTCTGACTGTAAAAATCGCTTACGTCTGCTCCACTGCCAATCCCAGATTCAACGAAACTCTTTGCCGCTGCCAAGTAACCATTCAACAGACCATCGTCTGCTGTTCCATCAATTCGTAATGATAATTTCAGCGTTTCTAAATTAGCAGCCGAAGTTGTTTCATCTGTTGCCATTTAATCACCACCCTATTTAGCAGAAGAACTGGCAGCACTTGAATCAGCCGCTGAACTAGTTGCAGCACTTGCGGCGGAACTAGTAGCATTATTTGCTGTAACCAATGCCAATAAGTCGGCCTTAGCGGTCTTGCCAGTGTGATCAATACTATGAGCATCTAGCCAAGCAGTGATTTCAGCTACTGTATTTGTATCAGTCGGCTTCACGTCACCAGTTGGATCAAAACCATCGTCACTTCCAGATGGCGCTGTTATTTTGACGCTGCTTGCAAATTTCCTGGTTGGTCCGCGATAGTTGTAAATGTTCCCATAACCATTGATTCAGTATCTGTTGCTTCGACATCGAAGCGATCAATGACACGGATCTTGGTACTGTCATTTTCAAATGCGCCACCGCCAATATTGGTTGTTAGCAATGACATTTGTTCGCGATCGAATAACGTCGCAAATTGTTTGCCATCTCCAAAATAAAGTGGGTGTGCGTTAGCGGGCGCATCAGCAGTACCAGTATTAACATCTGGTAACCAGCGATCCGAAACTACATGAATAACCTTTCCGCCAATAGTCCACTGATCTGGCAAAGTCACATCCCGTTGGAGCATATAACCGCCCATAGCGTTCTTAACTTTCGCTAAAGAGCCTAAACCACTTTGGTTAGTGATAAATTCGGAAGTTGTCAGCAACGCTGGATCAAGAGTTGTCAATTCCAAATCTTTAATATCGTCAAACTTAGCTAATGGAACCTTTTTAGCCGTATTAAAGACTTTTAAGATTGCCAAATTACGGGTAACAACAACTTTTTTAGCGATCCATTGGGATAACCAAGTTAAAATATTATCAGCCGTATCTTTAAGCAATGTGTTAGTAATTGTCGTAATGCCAGCGTAACGGTGAATTAAGTACTTAATCGTAGTTAATTTAGGATCATCATTATCACCAATGGTGGCAGTTTCGTCATCTAAATCGGCAAGTGGCGTAACATCAGTCCATTTTTCCCAAACACGTGAACCAGTTGGCATTGTCGTTGCTTCACGATTAACGTATTGTTCCAAAGCGTCATATTGACGCACTAAAGTATTAATAGCGGTTTGAATATCCTGTGGAATTGTAAGACCAATTTGGTTGCCATCAGCATCAGTCGATGATGTGACTAAATTCATAATTTTAGGATCACCATTAACCATGGCTTTAAAATCACTAACAAATTTATCCTTGGTGCTTAATTCATCTTTTGATAATTTTTCTTTATCGTTGTCAACCATGGAAGCCACTTGTGCTGCCCGAGCATTTTCTAATTGATCCTTTAAGGCATCACGCTGAGCAGCCGCATTATCACGCTTTGTTTTTAAATCCTTATAGTCGTCCTCTTTGAAATTATCGTCTAAAACGGCAGCATTTAATTTAGCATTTAAATCGGATACTGATTGCCCTTTGGCGATCCAAGCATCATTAATTGTATTTACATCATTTGTTTGTTTTAACATTAATCTTTCTCCTCTTTTCCAAATAAAATAGCCAGCTTACGATTTTTTAAATCATCGTTTTGCTGACTAATATCATTTACAATTTCATTTTTATTAACTGGAGTAGCTGCATCATTTACTTTTGCCTTAGCCATTAATCCTTGCCATTTGGCTACAGCTGTTTTTGGGACTACAGAGCCAACACTGGCAAATGCTTGTAATGGCTGTTTATCCTCAGCTGGTTCATTATCATCATTTTTAAAAGTCATGATTGAATCAGCAAATCCTAATTTAACCGCGTCTTTGGCGCCTAACCAAGTTTCGTTAGACATTAAATTGAGCAGCTTACCATTATCTAAACCTGTTTTGGCTTCATAAGCATTGGCAATTGATTGATCAATGCCATCAAGCACCTGTGATTCGTGAGCTAGAGCATCGCTATTCCCGCCATCCATTCCTGACCAAGCCTTATGAATCATAATTTGCGCAGTAGGTGAGATTTGAACGGTATCAGCAGCAACCGCAATTACAGAAGCAGCACTAGCAGCTAGACCCTGAATAGTAGCAGTCACTTTAGCCTGACAAGATTTTAATAACGTGTAAATTTCCGATGCGGCAAAAACATCGCCACCATTAGAAGCAATCTGTAATTCTACGGTGTCACTTGATTCGGCGGTTGCTAATTGGTTAGCAACCTTTTCCGGGCTTACGTAATTATCCATGCCGAAAAAATCATAAAATGAGGCCGTATCATTATCAATAATGTTACTTTTGATCGGGATCACTATCTTCTGATTCATCTTTCTCACCTCCCTTCGCTATTTGAATAACGGTCGGAACCGGAACCGGCTTAGGGTCGGGTATTTCTTCACTAAAGTAGCCTGTATCTTTAAGCAACCAAAGCGCCTGATTAGCATCGATAACATTTGCCTTTTTAAGATCGCTAACTTTATCCGCGTAAGTGTCACCATTAGCGTCAATTGCAGGCCGCAAATTAATACTGATATGAGTCGTAAATTTATCATTTAGCTCCGCTAAGATAGCTTGTGCATAGCGATTTAAAGCATTCGAGTACATTCCTTGAATCATTGGAAGTGAAGACTGTTGATCCCCTTGTCCATTTAAATAAGAATCAGGAATACCGTAAACTTTGGCAATCTGTTTAGAGGTCCAATCGGTCTGTGATAACAGCCCAGCAATGTCATTCTTAATTTCTAGCGGTGTCCATTCTTCCAAATCATCAATGACTATTGGGCCACCTTTTGAGTGATTAACCTGTTGCATAAATTGCCGTGATCTAGCGGCCTTCATTTTGGCATCAAGTAATCCGCCTTTTGTTTCTTTCAAAACACCGGGCGCCAAGATCGACTTTGCTAAAGCAGATAAAGTTAAATGATTAGACTGCTTCTTGATTTCCAATTCACTGTGTAAAGCATTTAATGGACTAATGCCAACCATGCCACCGGAATTACTCATCAATCTGAAATGTAAGACATTTGACTGCGGTTCATATTCCAATACGCCTTCATCCGGCTCGTCAAAAGTAATGGTGTAAACAAGGCCGTTGCCGTCATCTTGTAAAAAAGTACTAACTTGCGATGGGCGCAAATACTCTAAGCGAGCAATCATCCCATTGCGGTTACGCCAAATATAAGCAAATGATTCACCGGCTATTAATAACTGGCTAAACATTGCCTGCCAAAAAGCGTGACCATTGGTTGTTGCACTTGGATTATCAAGAAATGACTGAATCTGCGGCTTATCGGCCACTAATTTCGAGCTCGCTAAGTCACCACTAATTGTTGAAATCACACTATATAAATCAGAATTATGCAGTGCCTTAGTTGCCGAAACGTAATAATTTTCACCACTTGGATTTAAATAGTTGGCAATTTCAGGATCGCTAAAAGCAATATCCTGACCACCAACCGATAAAGAGTTCTTAAAATTATGTGGATTAAATAGCGGCATTAACTACCACCTCCCTTGTTGAAATAAATAATTTCAGTTAATACACCTAGAACAACCAGCGAAATAGCAGTAACAATTCCGCCCCAGAACCAGCTTGCAAAGTATACAGTGACATCTAGTAAAACAATTGCGGCAAAATAAAAAAGACCATCAATATACTTGATAATCCCTTGCCCCAAACGATTTAATTTTTTCTTACCAATCAGAGTCATCACCGCTTTCATTAAGCAAACCTGAATCTGGATTGTTGAACCAATCCAGTACTTCCTTATCGCTCATTCGTTCAACTTGCTTGGCCGGATTATTGACATCGGAAAAATCTTCAAAATGGTACATCCCTTGGTAAAGCGCATCAATCAAGGCGTCCACCACATCAATTTTTAAAGTAGCCGCTGCTTTATCAACTTGAATTCCGATCTTATCTTCATAAATTTGTGCATTGATTAAGGCCTTTTCCATAATTCGATCGTCTAGCCGGCTGATTGAGCTTTCGACAAAAGCCGATTGTAAGAATTTTGTCGGGTCTTTCAGCTCACTGGTGCGCTGCCGAATATCTTCAATTGGCCACTGGACATTTAATTCAAGCTGTTTGGTCACATTAGTCGCGCCCCACGAATCATAGCCAAAAAATAAAACGTCCAAGCTGTGATCCTCAACAAAATTTAACAGCCACTGATAAACTTGATCATCATTGATTAAGCCTTGCGGATGACTAGTAATCGTGCAAAATCCTTTAGCCGCTAGCTCCCGATAATTAATGCCATCTTGTTTTTCCTTAGCGTCAATTGAACCTGCCTTTTGCCACGGAATAAATGAGTGCTGCCGTAAATGCCACATTCGCTTACCTGTGATCGGATCGCTATACGGAAAAGCAAAGCCGATCGCAGTATTGTCGGAAAACATGGAGTAATCGTAACCGATATAGACTTGTCGGTTTTCAATTTCAAAGTCTGGCACAATAGCTCGCTCAATATCAGCAAGTTTTAAGTATGAGTTAGTGGCTTCTTGCAGCCAGAGATTTAGGTTTTTGTTCTGAAAGTCAGCAAGCTCGCCGGTCATACTATCACTATCTCGTTTGCCAGTTAAGCCTGCAAGCAATTGACTAGACTTATTTTTCAGTCCTAGCAGCGGATTAGATTTTATCCAAGTTTCCGGTTTATAGGTTTCGTCAAGCGAATCTTGACACCAGATCAAACATAAATAATCATCAGCCTTACGATCAAAATCCTGTTCCATGGTTTGCTGCATCATTTTTTCATCATCGTTGAATGGCACCGATGGATCTGGATAAGCAGTTGAAATTTGAATAAATTGATGATTATCAACATCAACTTGACCAGAGATAATCTTAGATATTTTCTGCCGTGTTTTCAGTTCACCAATCTCGTCAAAGACAGCGGTTTTAAAATGGAAACTATCATATTGCCCGGATTCATGACTAATTGCCCGTAAAACATTATTGGATTTAGTCATAATAATTTGGTCACTTTGCGAGCTCAGCAATCTAGGATTTAATCCATTCTGCTCCGCATATGATTTAAATGGCTCAATATCCAGAATCTTGCGCAACATAGATTTGACGTAGCCTAATAATTTACTAGTCTGTTTAAAGTTAATAGATGCCACTAAATAGTCCTGGTTAGATAATCCCATCGATTCAATTAAGTAACTATAAACGGTAACAATTGCCATTAAATATGTTTTGCCTTGCGCACGGGCAACTGAAACAATGGCACGGGCGAAACGCTTGCCGCCTAAATTATTGCGCCAACCAAATAATTGAGCTAAGACAAAATTTTCCCATGGCATTAATTTACTTGGCTTTCCCGTGTCAACATCAGGACAAATTTTGGCAAACTTAAAAATCTTATTTGCATCGGGCACGCTATAAGAATACGGAAAATCAGGGCTACCCTGCCGCTGCAGATCACGTAAGTGGCGAAAAGCTGCTAGCTTTATAAAATAACCGGTAACCACTTTTTCGTCTAAAACATCAAAAGCATATTTGGTTCCTATATCCTGATATTGTTCACGAGTTGTAGAAAAATCAATTGCCCGATAAGCGCCTAGCACATCATGTGTTTGAGTTAAATCAATTTTCATTACTAAAGAACTCCTTCATTTGTGCCTCGGCTGTTTTATCAGGTTTCTTTTCCGGAATAATTGCCATTAGTTCGGCTCTGCTTTTTGGCGATAATCCCAACTCAGATCCGATCTTAGCTAGACTTTTAATCGCAGAATCATAAATCGAAGTCATTGGATTACGCTTATAACCAATAAAATCAGTTCCAATCTTTTCACCAGCCGCATTTTGCACGGTTTTATAAATTGGTTGCACTTCACCATTTTCTTGTATGTGCTTATATGAGTTTCGGTAAATCTCATACTGAGTTGCATACATTTCAACCAATCCGCTGTCCGGACGCTTAACATTACTTTGCTGCTCTAAAAAAGGGACAATCTTACGCCATGTCACTTTTGCTTGACGGCCTAAATAGTCAGGCGGAGTCAATGACAATTTACCATGATTGATATCTTTATCACGTTTTTTCAAAACATTGTCATCTCCTTCTACCCGATTGACCCCCATTGGTTAAAATTGTTTAAAAATGGCATCCGCCATAAGACGCGGGTAATGTGTGCGCTCTGCTGAAATCATTTTAAAGGGGGGCCATTGAATTTTATATCTGTTATTGGATAATCGTACTAATAAAAATAGACACGCTTAGAAACGCTTATATTAGCATTTAAAGCATGTCATTTTTTCTATATCATTTACTTCTGGAACTTGTTTTAACTCGTTGCCTTGACCGGTGCCATAGTAGGATTTTTCCCAGTCTGTCTTGATCCGATGGCAAGCACCACAGATCACGGCTAAGTTATCAACACTTGCTTTTAGTCTGTCATCGAACTCAATGGGAACGATGTGATCAACCGTCTTGGCAGGTGTCAGTCTGCCTTGCTGCTTACAGTACTGACATAAGTAGTGGTCTCGGTCTAACACTTGCTGTCTAAGGTGTGACCACTGTCGCGTCCGATAGAAGTTGTACTGCTGTTGCTTATCATCGCTACGATTGCGTGTGACTGTGTTGTACTTGTGAGAGTACTGCTTAGCATGTGATCTAGCCCATCGCTGTCTGCTTGCTAAGTACTCGGCCTCATGCTCATGGTGCTGCTTGCAGTAATGGTCTGGCAGTTCAACCATGGCGTGACAGCCTGGCAGCCTACATCGTCTAACTCTCGCCACGTTAACATCTCCATATAAATAAGCGCCCATCTCTGGACGCCAATTAGGGTAAGAACATTACTATTAAAGGAGGAATCTGTTGACCCAAAGGCCAATGCTATTAGTAGGAGTCGAACCTACCAATAGCCATCCTGTATCGTGACAGGCCGCATAGTGAGTGATAATGTGGTTCATGGCTTTATGTAGTGGCTTAATCCATATCCTCTCGTCATCACTCAACACTAATAGAATAACGCTATATAACGATCAATTACTTTCAAGTTACTGCCAGATTACTGTCAAGAAACTTTCGATTTACTCCCAGAAAACTACCAGATTACTCTCAAATAACTGTCAAAAAACTAACAGTTCTTCATATTCAAACGCCTCAGCAAAGGCAACGAGTGCATCTTTCTTCTGGCGATAATAGCCGCTATCATCGCTAATGAATCCTAGTTGCTGTGCCATCTCAACGTTCGATAATGAGCCGTGAATATACTGTCCATTAATAATGGTCTGACTATCCTTGTTTAAGGACGCTACTGCTCGCTGTATCGCTGGTACTTCCTCTGCTGCTATCAGACGTTCTTGAATACGATGCTCGTTATTATTATCGACTGACTGGCTTCGCGGCATACCGTCCATTTTGGGCGACTGTAGCACTGTCAGCTTGCGACCTGCGATTCTTCTCAGACTATGATAACTCCGTAATAACTTCTTCGCCCGAGCACACGTCGCGTCTCTGTCTAAATTATCCAATATCACTGCAACCGCCCCTTGTGGTATAATTAAGTTATCGGATTAATTTACACAAGTGCGATCGCCACGTTCTTTTATAAGGAACGTGGCTTTTTTTATTTTTCAAGACCAGCATTAACAATTCTAATCATCAGATTAAGCTGATTAATTCGATATGAATCGACTTCGTGAATTAATAGCTTATTTGTAATATTTTTTAAATAGATCAAAGCAAAGGCTCTATAAGCAGATTGATTCGATAAACTTATGATTTCAGATCGCAGTCTTTTCTTTTTCACTGTTTGCCATCCTTAATTAACTCAGTCTGATTAGGGTTAGCATCTTCTTTTTTATCAGTATCTAATTCGGTTTGTTTTGGCGTAATTGTTAAACCAACCATACTATTTATTTGTGCTGCTAAAGCCACAATATTTGGCCCTAAAATTGGCGTATCAATTTCAAAGCTAAGCTTAGTGATTCCCTTATTCGTTGGGTGCACGTCAGCCAAAACGGCTGGAACAATAATGCTATTATCTTTAATCTCTGTCATCATAAATCTCTCCTTTAATTAAAATGGTAAAGTGATTTCGTTTACTACCTGATTGATTTCGCGATCGGTTAACGACTTGTAAGCACGCCGTTCTTCGCGATGCATCTTTTCTTGATTGTGATTACAATAAACAATTGTTTTGATGATATTTTCATTTTCGTTCATAAATATCTTTTCTAGATACTTTCTAAAAATAATTTGCTCTGGTGTCATAAACTCACCCCTTTAATAATTAATTGATTTGTGAACATGGATATTTTTTAACGATTCGAATAAATAGGCGCTAGTTTTAAAATCATGAGTTCTGACAACTACTATTTCGACAAATCGTCCGTATTGCTTAGTAAACAATTTAAACCTTAGCTTTGCTGCTGAATCAATTGCATACGGTGTAAATCCGTTTTTGATATCAAACACATGCAACATTTGACCAGCAGAATCGTAAATAACAATATCCGGTGTGTAGACCATGTGTGCTATTTTCTTGCCGCAGTTTGTCATAAATGATTTCATGATTTCAAATTTTGGATGAACTTCAAATTCGGCACCACTGTCTTTAACAAACCGAACATAAAAGTTAGCTTCTTTTTGAGAATCAAATTTATAACCGTCAATTAGTACTTTTCGCCCGTGTTTGTTTAAAGCTGTTGGAGAATTATTCATTGCCAATCATCAACCAGATCACCCGGATTGATTTCCAAAGCCACTGCAATTTTCTGCAGGCTAACAATTGTGATCCCGTTTTTTGTTTTCATTTTCATCATGTTTTGTATTGACTGCCAGCTTACCCCAGATGATTCAACAAGTTGATTAACCGACATATTCTTAATTGCTAATAAATATGTGACATTTTTTGCGACTACTTGCCTAATATCTTTTTCCAACTTGATCACCTCACTTATTCAACTAATTCATAATTTTCCTTGAAGAACTCATCAGTAACAGAACTAAATAACCCCTTATTATCAACTAGAATCCAATCACCAACGCTTAACTGCTTTTCACCTTTTGGAGTTTTTAAAGCATATTGCCATGGACCAGCGACATTAATTTCATTCCGGTCGGTTATATTATCAATATAAGAATTAACCTCTCTGTGCCTGTTGATAAAATATTTTTTTCGCATCTTATCGCTGCCGTCAAATTGCTCTGCCTTAAATAGTTGTTTATAACGATATTTCATAATCCACCTCTTAATTAATTGATAAAACGCATTTCAGAAGCTTTTGCCGGCCTAACTAAATCCTCACGAAGCCGTTGAACAACTTTGTCCCATGACTCGCATTGGCGATCACTAAGCGGACCTGATTTATCAAAGATGGTCACTTGATAATGATTCGGCTCTTTAGGTGATGGTGTTACCGAAAAATCGAATAGGTCACTTTTATAAAGCTGAATCAATTCGATCACCTCTAAATTTTCGTTTTATCGCGTGATTTATAAACTCACTTTATTTCCTTGACTTCCTTTATTAATTCTTCCGAAATAAATCCCCCCATTAAAAATAATCCAGCTATTTGCCAATAACGATGGTCCCGGATTAAAAACGGAATGCTTATGCTTGTGTAGAATATTAATGTGCATAGACTGAAAATCACTAATCCAATAACCATTTCAAACAAGAACTTTAAGAGCCTTACTTTCATACTTTCACCTCTAAAGTTATTTTTTATTTTTAACTGCTAACAATCGTTTTAACCGGTGCCAACGCTTTCTTGCTGAATCGCGTAAGCATCATTTTGTAATTTCATATTCTTTACCCCCTTGATGTGATAGAATAATGGTATAAATTAATTTGTTTTGCTGAGCTTCTGGTGCCGTAACACCAGTAGCTCTTTTTTTATGCCGCGTGATTGTGATGGCCCAATTCCCGTGCATACATATCACCTCTATCAAATACTTCATCACGCTTGTGATAATCATTTTCATCTTGCTTAGGCTCTTCGTCTAGCCAAAAGTGATGATATACGGCGTATGTGTAAAACACGAAAAATACTGCAAATTTTAGAAAGCTCATGCCGTTTCCCCCTTAATTATAATTCAATGTCTCCGGTATCTGTGGCCGTTACTTAATTAATTTCACGATTTCCCCACTGTAAATGTGAAATGATAGTTATTTTTCCAATTTATCCAGCACAGTCTTCCATGTCACTGTAAAATGTGCATTGATAATCTTTAATTATTAATTTGTTGTTCCAACCACGATTAAGTGTAAGATAGCAAACTGCTTCAATTCTATTTTTTTCTTTAACTCCGTACAATCGTTCCCAACAGTAACGAATCTCATCAATTTGAAGATTCTCTCCACTTGGAATAGTCACATATTGTCCAATCTTAAATGCCATAATTAGTCGGCCTCCGCATTTATCTGCAATTGTTTCAAACACGTCTCGCTTCGTCTCATACCTCATCGTCAGTCACCTCTAATAATTTCATCGTTTGCTTGCCGCCACTTATGAAGGCCAACAGTGATTGTCACCTTGTCATTATCGTAACCATCAATCGTTGATTGCCGATAGAAACCGTGGTCTTCAAGGTCTTTTGGCGCTTCAATAATTTTTTGAATGCCCTTTTCAAGTTCATTCAATTCATCTCTTGTCATGCGCATATAGATATTGGCTTCCATGTCATTCACATCTAGCTCAATAGCAAACTCTTTATTCTCCATCGTCAGTCACCTCCACAATCGTCATTGCAGGAACAGTCCACCAATCTTGGTAGTCCGCTGATGCGTCGACAAACTCTTCTGCTTTTTCGTATGTCCTAAATGTAGCAATTACTTCACCACCAAACATATTGCGACATTCATATTTAATTGTCATAGTTTCCTCCTAAAAGTTAGCTTTTAACATCAGTAAATTGTTCTAATAATTCCGGATTATCATTTAAGACTTGATAAAGAACTAGCCCAAGTGGATTTACAATTTTTTCATCATTGCATTGTTCATCTAACCCAGCTTCATGCATTGCCGCATGAACAATTTCATGAATTAATGTTTGAATTTGTTTTTGTTTATTAATTCCCTTACTAATTTTAATCTTTGTTTTGGGATAATCCGTATACCCCCAAAGAGCCTGACTTTCGTCTTCTAACCTTTTCACAATTTCGACGGCATAAATAATGCCACCTATTTTTAATTTTGAAACCAATGAATTTAACGTCCTTTCGTATTAAAATATTATGTGAGCAAGACATTTTCCGTCACACCCACATAAACCGGGACCAAAAACTGTTCCACCGTCTTAGGGTCTACTGAAACCCACCAAGACGGCCAAAACCCATCTTCGTCAGCTTGTAATGCGACGCCAACAATTAATGCGCCCTCACCATACTTGATATAGTTCCCATAGACAAACGTTCCATCAAATTCAACTCCATCAATGTCGCTGGTGTCTTCCAGTGGAATACCTCTAAACTTAATCATCGTCGCCATCTCCATTAGTCCATATCTTAAAATGCATTCTAATCACTCCTAAATTTAACTTTTAGTAGCACTGACCTGAAACTACGGGATTCTTGATAACCTTAAAATTACTACTTACCAAATATTCAACTACGCGCTCAAATTCGGCTTCGTGCATGATCACAGTTCCCTTAAATAGATCTACTAGTTCAAAATACGTTCCATTTCGAACTTCGTTCTTAATAATTGTGCGCAAGCTACCATTTTCACTGCTCCACAGTTGTCCTAAATGTGTTACTGATCCATCAGGTTCTATGTCAATATTTAATGCAATACTCGTTTCATCAATCATTTAATTCACCTCCGTAAAGCTAGTTTTTATCTGCAATTTGATCTAATTCGTTAACACCACTGACTAATTCATACACACCTACGGCTGTACCCTCTAGACGTCCAGATAAGGCTGCTTCCTCCATTGCATCGCCATTTGTCATCATGCTGTCCATATTGGTCAACAATGCGTCTGTTGCACTTTTAGCGTCAACAATCTCATTACGAGTAAAAGCATGGCTACCTTCGGGTAAAGCAAATTCATCAACAACCAGATACTTTTTCATAAATTCTCACCTCTAAATTTTCGTTTTATCGCGTGATTTATAAACTCACTTTATTGCCTTGACTTCCTTTATTAATTCTTCCGAAATAAATCCCCCTATTAAAAATAATCCAGCTATTTGCCAATAACGATGGTCCCGGATTAAAAACGGAATGCTTATGCTTGTGTAGAATATTAATGTGCATAGACTGAAAATCACTAATCCAATAAACATTTCAAACAGGAACTTTAAGAGCCTTACTTTCATACTTTCACCTCTAAAGTTATTTTTTATTTTTAACTGCTAACAATCGTTTTAACCGGTGCCAACGCTTTCTTGCTGGTGCGATTGGTTTTGCAAATAAATCAGGAAAATACTCAGCACCATGAACAATAAGTAAGTGTTCCCAATCTGATTTTGTTCTTATTTCTTTCATAGTTGCCTCCTGAAAGTTAGCTTTTATTGTCAAATTTAATTAAAATAACGGTGTCGCAGCCACTCTTAGCATCCGCTCTTGAGCTAGCTGATACATGGCCTTACTTTTTTCAAAACCATAAGCCTCTCGCCCCAAATTTGATGCTGCCCGTAAGGCTGCCCCGCTTCCAGCACACGGATCAATGACTACGTCGTCTTTGTCGGTGAAAATCTCGATCAATCGTTCAAGTACCGGAATCGGCTTCTGTGTTGGGTGAATCTTAGGGTAGCCGTGATCTATTTCCCACGGAAACCAATTCAACACCATGCGCCCATCGTTGCGGAATTTTGGTAGCTTGTCGCGGTACAAAACCAACGCGTATTCAGTTGCCCCAACTATCTTCATATTGGCTTTGAGCGCCTGCGCAGACGACTTCTTAACGAACGTCAGCGGAATATAGTGTTTAAATCCATAGCGCTCACCGTAACTAATCACGGCAGACAGCTGCTGAAACGCACAGAACACAACCATACATGGCGCCGCACCGGCTTTCTTAGGTTCCTTGACTAGCATATGTGAGCAGAAATGCATGAACTCCGAAATTTTGAAATCGACATCGGTGTCAAAAAAAGTTGCGTTGGCTTTCTTGGATTCGCCTTTGCTGTTGTCACCGTCCTTGTACCATGCTGGATTACTCGCATAGGCGTTGTTGGCGATATTGTAAGGAATATCCGCGATCACTAGTTGGGCCTTTGGGATGCCGTAACATTTATAGTTCTGAAAATTGTCATTAAATAATTCCACTTGCAAATCCTCCCTAAAGTTAGCTTTTATTGTCAATTTCGTACCCGTCTAGCCACGCACGAGCAAAGGTGTCTGAATGATCTATGATCCAATTCTCGGCCTTTAAGTCTGGCGGGTTATCTATATTTATATTGTACTGAATGGTTAAAAAGATCACGAATAGCTGTTCAGTCAATAAATCATCTTTCTGACGCTTGATGTACTCTCCCACCTCTTTCGGAATAACCGGAAGATCATCTGGCAAGGCTTTTTCATATTCACCCATGAATAAATTTGCATCTTGGTGTCCGACATTGCCACCGCTTGCCTGTGCATCAGCCAATGCGTCAACAGCATCTACCAACACGTCCCGCTTCGTCTCATAGTTCATCGTCAGTCACCTCTTCTTTCTCGCAGTCTTGCAAACCGTAATGCTCAATCTCTGCTTCGGTGAACTGCTGATTTTTGTCGTTCAGGCAATCTGCACTTGCAATATCAAGGTCGTCGCTTCCACGCCCATCTTTGTAGTACATTTTGTTGTTGATGTATGGCACCCACACGCCGTACTTCTTCTCCTTTGCCACGGTGTAGCCGTTAACGTAAGCTTTCATCAGCAGCTCTTCGTCATCAGATTTGCTAGAAATATAGCAAGCCGGAAGCTTGTCGTTATGTGCTCCCTCAACGATTTTTGCTTGTTTCTCACTTAGGACTACCTTTTCAGGTTCCTCAATCAAAGTGACAACGTGGCCGTCAAAAATTTCAGCCCACTCTAGCATGATATAACTGCTTTTGAAAGCAATTCCTGCATTATCGTTCCAAAAAGATGTACTATCCAAGTATTTCCCTTCGTCGTTCTTTACCGCGTACAATTTTTCTTCGCTCATTTAATCTTCCTCCAATTTTCTACCGCACATTGGACAATAATTAATAGCAATTCCTCTTCGATAAAAAACATCAGGTGAGGCAATATTAACAGTCAATTCATAACCACTATCTTGCCTCATTAGTCTCACAGCAATAAAACGTAAATGCTTATCTTCAAAGTCTGCCTCTTTGTACATGTTACGTTGCGAACTGCAAGCATGCTCATCTCTAAATTTACAATATTCACATTCACTCATTTTTCGTCCTCCATTTTCTTATCCCGATACGACTTCAATCTAGCAGCCGCTTTTGCTCTTTGATTAGGACTACCTTTTTGGTTGTTTCAATATTTACACCCCTTATCGTTTGTCGTGTACGTTAAATATTTCGTGGCTGTAAGCTAGATTGCTAAACTCTCTGGACGTTAGTCCTAAGCGGCTGGCAATGTCCTTTAGCTTAACTTTGTCATGCTTCCACCGCCTTATTTGCGCTAGATTAGGCTTGATGTATTTTTCGTACGTAGTTAGTTCTTCACGCGAGTTTGGCTTTAAATTGTTAGAATATAAAACCTCTTTGATATAAGGCTCAGATGCCTTGGCCGTGGACGAAATCTCTTTCAGTGTTAATCCTTCATGATGATATTTAAGGATCAGGCTCTGCATGGCTGTATGCGTTTTTTCAAACTTTGGTAGCCGGTGAATACCTTTAATACTCATTCCAGATGCCATTAGGCTTTTAAAATTAACAACGATATATCCATTTCCGCCTAGTAATACTTTGCTATCCTTTTGATCTGGCAACACCGGATCGATCAACGCACTATTCTCATAATATTTTAAAATCCTACCCTGAAAGTTACGGAATACGGAATCACCGTACCAGTATTCTTTAACCGTAACTGTGTCATTAATTTTTATGTTTTCAGTCATTATCCTGTCTCCCAAGACTTAAAATGGTAAATCATAATCGGGAATATCAATTGGATCACTGCCTTTTGAATCTAGCAGCGAAAAATTATCAACAACGACTTCTGTCACATAAACACGCTTGCCGTCTTTATCGTCGTAGTTACGTGTTTGAATACGACCATCAATTCCAATTAGTGACCCCTTGTGCGTAAAGTTGGCTAGATTTTCTGCTGGTTTACGCCAAATCGAACATTCAACAAAGTCACTTTCGCGCTCACCATTTTTACTTTTAAATTGACGGTTAACTGCTAGTGTAAAGCTGCTTACTGCTGCTCCACCAGAGGTGTAACGTAATTCAATATCACGTGTTAACCGACCAACTAGTACTGCTCTATTAATCATCTGCGTAATCTCCTTGAACCATTGGTTTATGGCTATAGTTTTTAGTTAAAGTAACATTTTTATCCGTTACTACTTTGGCGCCAAGGCGTTTAAATATATTTGCCCATACGTTGGCACTATCACTTGAGTTAAACCGCATGATTTTAGTTTCATTTGTTGTGATTGGCAACTTGGTTTCTCCGAAAATATGTTCCCTTGGTTTACTCAAATATCCGTTTTGTATTTCAACTAAGTACACTCTAAAATTCTCCCTTACAAATCTTGATCGCATCATCAGCACTTCTGGCCACGCCGTAGTTAAATCCCCAATCAGCAAACGATTTGGCCCATTTATTTTGATCATCCCTTAAGCGTCCTGTTTTGGTTTTAACCTCAATAAACGAGGCTTGCCCGCTTTTAGCAATGGCCAATAAATCTGGTGTGCCATTTGGAACCCCAGTGTTAAACATATAACCTCTAGCAAGACGCATCTGACCAACCGGTAGCCGTAAAACTAAGTACCCTAGATGCTCCAGAGTATCTCTAATTTCGCGTTGGATAACAGTTTCAGGATTAGTCCTGCTCATGTGGTGATGCCTCTCTTTCTCGCTTATGTTTCTCATTTAATTTATCCAACAGCGGTGCCCAACGACTATATATATTTGCTAGGGAAACATTTGATTCAGTGCCAATGGCAAATGATAAATCCGATTCATACAGCCCAACACCCTGCTTTTGTTCATATTCTGCCTGCTTATAAGCCTGACTTAGCATCGGTTCAGCATGACTTAATGGCTTGCCTTTTTTCCGCAGTGACTTGCACATCTGCAACCACGCATCCAATATTTCGACCACAAACAGGCTATATTTAAAATTAAACTGAGTCATGATAGTATCAATTTGCTTAATACTCTCTAGATAAAATTGTTTAAACTCTTCATCCGTCACCATGACTCAATCCTTTCTAAAATCGTTCTGCAAATTTTTGTGTGTCTTTGTAAAAATTAAAATACAGCTTGGTCAACTTACCCTCACGGTTTTTCTTAATATCTAAACAGACAACTTGAAAATTATCGTCATTGGCCTGATCATCAACATTGCTTAAAAATGCCACCTTGTTGGCGTCTTGCTCAATGCTGCCTGACTCTCTTAGATCCGCTAAATCATTACTTTGTCTTTGCTGTGAAGCCCGATTTAATTGGCTCAGTAAAACGATCGGAATGTCTAATTCTTGAGTGGCCTTCTTGAGTTCGCGTGTAATTGATCCAACTTCAGTTGAACGTGTGTCGCTCTTGCTATCAGAATGAACCAGCTGCAAGTAATCAACGATTGCCATATAGTGCCCTGATTGGCAGTCCGCCGCACGCTGTCTAATCGTTCCGGTTATTTCCCCGGAACTTTCAATATTCTTGTAAATCGTTAAACGGTTATCATTTAAGAATTTCATTGAAGCCAATACTTTTAGTTTTTCTTTCTCGTTCATTTGTTTGTTAGCGTTGTAGAATTTTCGGGCTGGTATCGCGCTAATCATGGCACCAATACGGTCGTATATTTCGCTATCACCCATTTCAAGCGAAAAAATATCAAGCTTTAATTTAGGATCACTTCTAAGCGATTGAATTGCCAAGTTGGCGCTAAATGCTGATTTACCAACAGCAGGCCGTGCGCCAATAACAAATAAATTATTGCCCCTAATACCGCCATTTAATGCATCATCAAGATTGCTATAAGTCTTAATTCCCTCTGGCGTATCGCTATACAACTTGGTTTTCATTTCGTCATATAATTGCGACATTGATTTATGCGGTTTGCTAATCTTGTTATTGACCATATCAAGTTGTTTTTTTAGTCGATCAAGGTTATTAGTATTTGGATCTGAGGCATAATCAAATGCTGCACTAGCCGCTTCAATTCGTTGATGTTGGTTACGCATTAGGATGATATCCGCCTCATATAGCTGAGAAACATGTTCATTTTGGCTGAAATCATATTGCAAAATTGCATCCCAAGTATCGTTGCTAATCTCACCGCCATGTTGAAAATTAAACTTAGAAACGAATTCTGCAGACCCTGAAAAATCACCATTTTCTTGAATAAGTGTTTTAACAATATTGCGGTAGTTAGGAGCGAACCATTCTGCTTCAATCTTTCCAAGTTTGATCAACCCTGGGCTGTTAATCAGAGTTGCAATAATACTCCGTTCTAGTGGCATATCGTCAATTTTTATAGTTGGCTGATTCATACGCTCACCCCTTGGTAAATCTCAAGCACATAATCATACTCAATCGGTCTATCAGCACTGGCCTTAACCTGCTCATAAATTTCTGGTGCCGTTCGGCCAGCATACTTAGCGTTCTTTATTCGTTCAACTAATCTAGATTTAAATTGCTGTTCTGCCTCTTCCGGACTTAGTTGTGTTCTTTGTGGTCCAGAGGGGTGTTGCTTCTTGTACTCGGCCCTAGCCTTTAGTGTCAGCTGTTGATATTGTTTTCTGAACTTGCTTGCAGACAAAATATTAGTTGACCAGAACTCATCATTTTCAGTCCACTTGATTAGATTGCGAACCTTGTTAATATCCCGCTTATCTAGTTCAACGATCTTTCTCATATCGTCTGCCCATTTTTGTAAATTTGGTTCTTTAGTACTAGGGTCATTCCGCTTGATTAAATCAAAGAGTGATTTAGCCAGTTTGAAATAATCACTTTGCTCGTCGAAAACGCGTTTGCGACAAGAAGTACTTTTATTATTAATACTTGTAGTATTCTCTTTAACAATATTGTGCATAGGGTCTTCACTTTTTTGTGTAGGGGTATGCTCTTTATTGTTAATAGGGGTAGTGCTAATTGTTATTGCTCTTTTATCAATTTCTTTACTATTTTCCTTGTAAACTAATTTGATATTTAGATATCCTTTCTTGGCTAATTTAGAAATAAGTCTAGATACTGATCCTTCTTTAATGCCATATAAATCAGCAAAGTATTTGTTAGAGGCCCAGCAATAACCTTTTTTGTTACATAGCGCGGTAATCTCTCCGTAAAGCAATTTAGCATTAGCGGGTAAATCTTTGTCGTAACGTACGTTAGCCGGAATAATGGCATAATAACTAGGACTCTCCATCGCCTTTACCTCCAATCCTTAATTTCTTGCGTTCTTCATAATTCAATTTAATTGGCTTAATATGATATTTCTGTAAGAACTTATCGACGCCGATCGTGTGTTGCTCGGTATGGTGAATTCGACATAATGCCATAAAATGAAATTTAGCATGACTAATCTTGCGGCGGTTATTACCCATGCCAACTGCTTCATAATGAGCAATGTCGGCATGCTTACCGCAGATAATACATTTACGAAATCTTAAGCAGAACCACTCTGCTGTATAATCATTTGGCAGCATGTCCCAAGTCCTTGTGCTGAATGGCACATCATTTCTGAAACAAAATTCAAGTATAGTTTCAATCGTGTAACTTGCTATCGTCACGGAACAATTACTTAATGAGTACGGTTCAAGATTGAATATTTCACGCGTGTAAGACTTCATGAGATCTTCAATATATTGCGGTACATCCCCGTTCCATTCAGAAATGTCTCTAATCAACGCCCAGATCTTTTTACGTTGATCTGGACTAATTGTCCGACCATCTTCAATATCAAGCTGTATGGCTGGCTTGCGACCATTGGCAAGCTTACTCATTCGATAAATGGGTGCGTCATCATGCAACTTGATTTTTAATTGATTGCCTGACAACTGATCTAGCTCACCAAATAATTTCATTAGGCCGTTTGCTCCTTCTGCGTCTTCTTTTCAAGTTTTGCTTTAACACTGCTGATATAGTTCAACAACTTGCCATATTCGGAAGTATTTAACTGATTAAGTGGCTTATTTAGGCCAACCTGTTTGATTGAATTAGCAATAACCATTTCTGTATCGGCACCGTGTGTTTTGGCAACTTGTTCAAATATTTTTGTAATGACAGTTACTTGAGTTTTAGAAACGACTCTTGGCATATCAGCCTTGGTTTGTTCGGTCTTATTCTGGAATGCATCTGGATCATCTTGATCGGTTGCAATGTTGAAAAACTTCAATAAGAAATATTTCTCGCCGTAAGTTAAGGCCTTACCTACACCTTTTTCACCGGCAATATCAACACCCTGCGCATACCAATGTGATTCAAGCTTTTCTTGAGGGTTATCAATGTTAACCCAAGTCATTGTCATATCTAGCTCGGTAAAATAAGTAACACGCTGTTTACCGTGATTTTCATCGGTTGACGCGGTGACATTGTGATCCGTAATCGATGGGAGCAGTAACAGACCATTCTCATCGATCAAGCCATGCAACTGACCTAAAACATCACTTGAACCAACATAGCTGTATTGCCGCCCGCTTTGATTCTTTTTTAAATATGAAACGGCCTTATGAACATTTGCCAACCGTTGATATAAACTCAGATCATTATTTTCAGTCATTAGGATCTACACCTTTCTGTAATAAAGCGCGGAACCATTCTTCCTTATCTTCCATTGGCTCTGCATGAAACTGATTTAACATAACTGACAATGCTTGGAGATTCGTCATGCCTCTTATAATTTGACTGGCAAAATAATCACGGCCTGACATATCTAATAAGAAATTTTTAGCATCATATTTGTGAAAGTATTCAGTTTGGTGACGTGGTGAATATTCACTGCTGATTCCGTAAATGCCTTCAAACGAACGCAAAGGCACACCATCATAGTTCTCGGCTAAATACACATCTTCAACGCTATTCATGATCCGACCTCCTATTCTGGCTTAATGACAACTTTTTCTGGTAACGGTTCAACCCTCACCCCGTCAAGCAAGGCTCCGTCAGAAGTGACGACTTGGCCTTTATCGGTAACAGTCACTACTTGCTTAAGCTTCTTTTTATCCGGAACTTGCTTAATTCGTAAAAGATTACTTGCATCGGCACTCTGTAAGGATTCAACCAATTTATCATCGTCATAAATCCACTTGGGCTGTTGCTTACGAAAAGTAACTTTACCGTTGGGGGTATTTATTTTAAATTTTGGATTTTCAGTCCTCTGTGCAACAGCATAATCAGTTAATAACCGGGTTAAATATTCCCGACTATCTTGAGTTGATTGCTTTACTTTGGCTAACCAGTTATCAATACGTTCACGATTTTTGTCGTACGTTTTTTGATTCTCATTGTCCTCAGCGTCCAGAGCACTTAATTTACGTAATACCCAATCCGCCTGAGCCGAATCAGTGACGGTAAATTGTTTCTTTTGTTCTTCCTGCTCGTGCAATTCTTGTAGTTCTTCTTTTTGTAATTCGTCCATTGTGATTACCTCCAAATTTGCTATAATGAAGGTGTTAAAATATTTGCAAAAGCTCTAACACCTCAGTCACTAGCGGCTACCACCGTTAGCGGCTTTTTTGTTTGTTTATAAATCGACCGGAAAAATTCATAACGATTGAAACTGGCACCGCTGTATTAACAAAACTCACTAAATACCAGTGCAAGCCGTTGTACATTGAGATATAAATTGAGTGCCGGTCATGCCTACTTTCTAAATCACCTGCCTTATTCAAATCCCGAACAAGTCCTTTCTATGCTTAATTAAGCCGTAAATTAAAGCTGTAATAACTACACCGGCCAAAATTCCAAACGTAAAACTTGATACGTTAACCGTCCAAACCATGCGATTACTTCCTTTCTAGTTTCATCCCGCCCAGGATTTTTAATTATAAATTTGATTTTCGGCAATCCATTTTTGGACCGCCTTTTTGGAATAAATCTTACGTTTGCTCGGCTGCATGTACGGGAAACCGGGCTTACTTAAGTAACGCTTATCTGCTGTGTCTGGATCACAACGCAATATTTTTTTGCTAAGTTCTTCCCTCGTCATCAACTCGTCTTGCTCAAGGCGTTCTTTAATGAGTGGCATTAGCAAATCGATAAACTTATTTGCAATTTTTTCCAGAATGGAATGTGTTGATTCTGGATCCAATCCGATGTTCAAAATTATCGCCTCACTTACGCAATATTTTCTTGCTCAATCAATGGTAAGATGCCGTTTTGCTTCAATAGTTCGTAGATGAATATTCGTCCAGCCTGTGTCCAATACGTACTCATGCGTGATGTGTCAGTATCATCAACAAACGTTTGACTCTGTGTATAGCCCTTATCAGCATATTTCTGATACAGAAGCCAAGTTTTACCTTGCTTGAATTGCACTCCTAGTTGATGCAGTTTCTTATTCATTGCTGTTCCACTTAAGCCATAATCTTTTGCGATTTTAGTGATAGACAGCAAAGTCTTATTACGTAAAATCAGATCATAATAAGTAGCTTTAGGTTGTAACTCATTGACCTGTTGTTCAGCAATTAAGCGGCCTTCGCGTTCAGACTTAAGCTGTTTAGCTAAATTGATAATCGTATCTGGATTAAGCAAAGCTTCTTCAATCTTCTCTGGTGTCATATAGGCGCCGTGCTTGCGAATTGACGGTAAAACCTCACTAGTGACCCAGTCTTGAAATTTTTCAGCAGTTTCGTTATTTGCTTTAATTGCTAATTTATAGAACTGTGGTTCAGTGATGAAATCATTTTTCCCAACTTTCTGGGAAAGATATTTGCTAACGGTTTCCCATCGTACATAGATTTTTTTATTTTTAGATTGAATTAAACCTAATCCAATTGCTGCTTGCTCAGCATTAAATTGAATATCACCGTTTTCTGTTACTTGAACAGGTAACTTAATTAATCCATTACTGAATTCCTGTAATTTATTCATGCTATTTTTCCTCCTATTCTTTAATATCAAGCCGTATTTCAATTTCTAATCCCGTTTGGGAACACTCGGCTTAAAAAAAATACCAATTTTATCAGGGTCATATCCTAAAGCTTCAGCAATTTTCGCTAAATCATCAGCACCAAGCTGCACAAATCCTGCTTCACGTTTAGCATACATTCCGCGAGTCCAGCCTAAGCGTGTTGCCATTTCGCGTTGTGTCAGTCCCTGAGCAGTTCTTTCGCCTTTAATTCGTTTTAAATTAACGCTCATATTTTTCACTTCCTTTCGTTTCCTTTTGGGAACACTTTAAATATACACCCGCCTATCCCAAAAAGCAACGTTTTTTCTTATAAAAAGAAAATAGACTATTTTATCCATACATATTGTTCCATAGAGGGAACAGTGATATACTATAGGTACAAACATGAAATGAGGTGATTTTATGAGATCAAACAAGGAAATAATTGATTATATGAGAGTTTTACTTAAACGTCGAAAATTGTCACTTAATCAGCTTGCTGATAAAGCTGGCGTTGCTAAATCAACAGTTTCAAGATATTTTAGCTTCACCCGTCAATTCCCGTTAAATAAGGCCGATGATTTTGCTAAAGCACTTGGTACCACTTCTGAGGACTTGCTTGGCGTATCACCAATTGATAATCTGCAAAACACTAACAGTCATACATATGCTTTTCTGCCAGCCCATATTGCTGCCGGAGCGCTTACGTCTGTTGACCCACTCATGCATCGTGACGTTGAACACATTGAACTTTCAGATGCCATTATGAGAAAGTATGCAGGTGACAAAGATATTGCTGTTATGTACGTTAATGGGGATTCTATGAACCATGTCATCCCAGACGGTTCATTAATGGCAATTAAGCTCACTGGCCTTGATGGCATTAACAACGGCGATATTGTTGTTTTTAGCGAAGATGGCAGCTACTCTGTCAAACGCTATTACGATAACAAGGACGCAAAAATAATAACCTTTTCTCCTGATTCTTCAAATCCAAATTTTGAACCAATAACTTACCGTTACGAAGATGCTGAAAACGTACGTATTATTGGAAAAGTTGTTGTTTATACAGTTGTCCTATAAAAAAGCCCCACTCCGCTGCAACGGAATGAGGTAATAGAGTGATACGATCACAAAAATATTATATCACTTTGGAGGGTAATACAATTGGGCAAAACTAAATCTAATAGTAACGTAGGCTTAATACTAAATATTATAGCCGGAATTGCCATCATTTTATCATTAATTCCTAGTATCCCACATCGCTCATACTTTTCTGCTATTGCTATGTTTGCTGGCATTTTTGCATATCATAATAACAAAAAATCTTTGGGTGTTATTTTAACAATTATTGCGATGATATTAATGACTTATTTTATTGTTTCTGGATTTATGGGGATAGCTTTTATATCAAAACTAGGTAATATCTAGGCCGTTAGGGAGTGAGTAAATTATGAATTACTGTCAAAAATGTGGAAATAAATTAGATGAAAACGTTGAATTTTGTCCTAAGTGTGGACAGGAAGTTTTAAATATTGATCAAGTAGCCACAAAATTTTGCTCAAATTGTGGTAAAAAAATACCAGCAGCATCTGATTATTGTCCAAACTGTGGTGTTCAATTAAAATCGAATTCTACACAGGAAAATTCGACTAAGCAACAAGCAATTATAGATAAGCCTTACAACGAAAATAAAAATCCTGATCCAATTAATTCAATAGTGCTTTTTTTCAAGGACACTTTTCATGTGTCTAAGCGACTTGGGCGTGCAGACTACTGGTGGGCTAGACTTACAGCGGCAGTAGTCGGTCTTACGCTTTCTTTAATTTGGATTACTGCAATTATGCAAGTTCAAACCGTCTCAAATGCAATTAGTAGCATTCTAACTATCTTATTAATTATTTTAACGCTAGTATTAGGCGTTTGGTGGGTTATTGCATCAATTACAGCTGATATACGGCGGCTACATGATGTTGGAATTTCTGGTGCCTTTCTATTTTTATTACTCTTACCTTCGATTGGCAATATTGTGATTTTTGTCATGACACTGTTGCCGTCTAAACAGATTAATAATCGTTATGCAAATTAAATAAAAAAAGCACATCCCCTACCGACCAAAGTAAATGGGATGTGCCACAACTAAATTCAACGCACACATAGTGTGGTCTCTTTTCATACATAATTTTAACGTAAAGAAGGTGATGATGCAAGATCCTTTAATCCCGCCCAGGTAGAGAGGATTATCATGAAAACAAAATATATATCAGTAAAAGGACACCCTCATATTTATTATTATCATAATGACAAAAACAAATTGTACCGTGCACGTCAAAAGAAAACGATCAATGGACAAGTTTTAGATTTCGTCAAGAATGGTTTTAGTACAATTAAGGAGGCTGAGACTTGGCTAAATAAGCAGATATCTGAGGCCAATGATTTAAATATAACTGATCCGACTAAGTTCACCGTTAAATCTTATTGGCGACTTTATTATAAAGAAAAAATAGGGTCTGGAGACTGGACGGCTGATAGTACTGCCCAGATGGAGCGAGTATTTCGCCTACACATCTTGCCGCGTTTTGGTAATACAAAGTTACGTGAGGTTAATAGAATGTCTTACAGAGCTTATCTGAACGAATTACGCAATACTAAAAAAGAAGACAGCACTCCAAAATATTCTAAGGCTATGCTCGGAAATATTCATAAGGCTTTATCAGCCTTAATAAATGATGCCATTTATAATGGTATCTTAATTAGCAATCCCCTAAAGCAAATTGAATTGCGTAGCCAAAAGCAGGCCCGCAGCAAGCAAATATCACATGCTGAATATAATAAAGTTCTGAGCTGGGCTACTGACAACCTTAATGGTATTAAGCTTGCTATGTTTCTACTGCCAACAATGGGGATGCGTCACGGCGAAGTTATGGGTGTTATGTTTAAATCTGTAGAAGAAAAATCAGATGGTACTATGTATCTCCATATAACGCGCGCTAGGACGCAAAACGCTCCACAGGGTAAATCTACCAAGAATGTTTATTCGGTACGTAGAATCAAAGTATTTCCATCATGCGCAGCTGTTTTACGTGAAGCACTACGAATTTCAAGGCTTAGATATAAAAATAATAACAGGCTACCTAGCCCAGATGATTTTATTTTTGTATCGGAAAAAGCGCGGCCATATGATTACTCACGTTTAACTTATCTTTATCGCGATGTTAGTAAGGCAACAGGGGTTCACGTCTACCCTCACCTATTCCGTCATGCTTTTGCCACATTTGCTAACGAAATGCGCGGTGAATTAAATCCGCGTGACGTTTCTAATTATCTTGGTCACAAAAATATTAGTATGACCGATCAATATAACGCTGGCACCGATGAGGGTAAAGATAAAGTAATCGATTTAATGGAAAGTGAAGTTTTTCGTAAAAAAGCATAA